CCAGCCGTTCACGGTCGCCTCCGGGGTCTCCGCCGTAGTGTAGGCAAGGGAGTTGCCGTTTGCCAGCGGGGAAGCGGTGATGCTGACGGTTTGCGTCTGCGGCTCTTTGCTCTCGGTCGTGGTGTTCAGCTCACGGGTAGGCCGAGTGCAGGTGCAGTTGTAAAGAACAAACTTCGTCCCGTTCACATCGCCCTCCTCTTGGAACAGCAGTGCGAAAGACTTGGGCTGAATGTTTGCATTCTCGATCATCACCTTGCTGGTGGTGTCAAGAGTATACCCGAAAACATCCTTGAGGAATGCTTCGGGGAAAACGGCAACTTCGAGATCGCCGGTGTAGCCGCTGTTCGCCACGGCTACGAAATACTGAATGTTGTCCGCATAAAACGGTGTGGTATCGCCGGAAGGCTCCAAAGACAGGCTAACTGCGCCGGGGATGGCTACGGGAGTGCCATAGGTGTTATTTTCCCCGTCGAGGATAGCGTAATGGACATTCGAGATACCGAATTTAACTTTATCAGCCATTTTTACACCTCGATTTCATAAACTACTTGGTTACACTGCTGATCTTCAATGTAACTCTCGGACTTCTGCCAAAACAGAGAGGACAAAGCCTGTTCGACTTTGCCCTCTGCTGTTAGGTCTTTATCTTTTGTGTAAAGCTCAACCTGTATATGGTTGATGGGGTGATACACCACATTGTCAGCGCCAAAATTATTGGAGTAGGAGACGCGATAGAGGATATACGGTAACTTTTGCGGCTTATTGAAGTAACCGTAAGCTACGGGCATCCTCGTCTGTTTTAACAGGGAATTGACCTCTTGCAGTGTCATCCTTTCTTAATCACCACCTTTACACGGGTTAATAGTTTCTGCTCTGCCTTTTGCTCCGCTGGGCCGATGTGGGGGAATGGGCGGGCAGAGCCTTTTGCGGTTCCGCCTGGGCCTGCGTGACCATGTTCCAGCAAGTGCGTGAGCTGGTAATCCGTTTTGTTGAAAATTCGCATACGGATATCGCTGTAGCTCTCATATGCGACCTTGTCACGCCAACCGGCCTTATAATCGCCGGTCTGTACCGGGCTGCCGGTCACAATGTCTTGGCGGCATTCCTTTGCCACCTGCCGAACCTCTTTTTTTACGCCATCCGTAACAGCCTGGTCATAGTTTTTCAGTTCGGACAGGATTGCCGTTGCCAACTCATCCGGTCTAACCGTTTTCGACATCGTTGCCCACCTTTTCCTCAAGGTACAGCTCTATTTCATCGCTGCCTGTTGCAAAATAGGTGCGATAAATGGAATAGCGTGTTCCGCGCCACTCGGCTAATTTCTGCCCAGCATAGTTGGCGATAGGAGTAACCGCCACAAGGGACGGCTGCAAGCCGTTTTGACCGGCGGAATAGAACTCCGCCCGTGTAGCGGACTGCAGCCGCGCCCAGACCTGTGTTGTGGTTTCTGTGGCAATCTGTACCCCGATATCGTTCTGCTCAAAGGTTTGGGAGATTAATGTAATGAGATCATCCAAATCAATCACCCACCTTTTGCTCAAACAGCCGGTTGTTGAGTGCCCACCGGAGCATCCGGGGCATTGCTACGACCTTTTCCCGGCGTTGCCGGTAAAGGTAGGCGGCGTACATCTCCACCAGCATAGCATCACCGGTGCTGGTGGAAAGTACGATTCCCTCGGTAGCGATATACTCCTTGGCAGACGCGATCAACGCCGACAGGTAATCGTCAAGCGCTGTTGTGGAAAGTTGCAAATCAACCTTCAAGATCACGAGGATATCAGCGTCTGTCATGCTTTAACCCCCTTTTAGGAAGCCTTGGTTACATTGACTGTGTAAACAACGGTCTCGTTGCCATTCTTGACAGTAACGGTCAGAGGATGGGCAGCGCCATCAGCCAGCCAGGTAACAGAGCCGCCGTTCTTCACATTGGCGTTGTTGTAGGAAATAGCGACCTGCGCACCGGCAACCTCGGTAGTGGCGTTTACTGCAGCAGTCGCAGCGGAAGCGGTAGCGGTGTAGCTCAGCACATCGCCATCAAAAGCAGGGCTGAGGGACAGGTTCCCAACGGTCAGAGCGGACAGCTTGGCGTTGTTGGCGGTATCAGCCGCAAAGGTCATGGAGGTGGTTACGGAAGCGCCGTTAATGTTGATCGCCACAAAAGCGCCGGGGATAACGGGCATACCGTCAGCACGCTCTTTGCCGCGGAATACGGTGTTGTCCTGAATGAACTGAACCTCGCGGGATGCTTCGATGGTCATGCCGGAGCGCTGCGCCCACAGGTACAGGTCCCCATAGCCGCCAACGATGTCGCCATCGGGGATAAATTCGAGGATTTCCACATCACCGCCGATGATGGGCATGGTCATACCGTCAAAGGTGACATACCGGCCCAAAGCGGTAGCAAGGATTGCCTTGGACTGCAGAGTAGCCAGGGTCTTGCTATTCATAGCCCAGAAACGCTCGCCGCGGGAATAGCGGGTGAAGGTGTTACCAGCAGCAACAGCCAGCGCAGCCCAGAAAGCCTCGCCGGTGGATGCGGTGGGAATGGTGATGATGTTGGAGGTGTGCAGGTCAACCCAAGCAGGAGCATTGGCCGGGTAATCGCTGGGTTTGCTCTCCTGCGCCAGACGCGTCACAATACCGAGAGGCATCTTCTGACCAGCGCCCTTGCCGTACAGGATGGCCTTATCCTTGGCAAGGCCGATAGCCTCGGAAAGCATCTCGACGATCCAGGAGGCGAGGTTTACATCGTTATCCTCCAGCAGGGAATTACAAACAGGAACATAACCGGCAACCTTGAAGCCGTCAAGAGTGATCTGGTTAAAGCTGAAGGTCAGCTCATTGATGGCGCCGCACATTTCAGTCCAAACGGCCTCGGGGACGGTACCGGCAATGGTCTGACGGGCTTCGCCATTGACATTGCGGATGCGGACCCGACGCATCAGCTTGGAGTAGCGATACATATTCTCGGCAATGAGGTCGAGGAATACAACAGGGATGGTCAGCTCACCACCGGTGATATCTCTCTTGCTGCGGGCAGCGTTACGAAGCTCCGCAAAGAAGGTCTGCACATCGGGCTGGGCTACGATAGCGTCACGCTGCTCTTTGGGAAGAGCGTCAAAGGCGCGCACATTCATGGGGAGGGAGCGAATGTTGATGGTATTCATGGTAAAATCATTCCTTTCGTCTTTCTTTTCTGCTTTGGGTTCAGCCTTGGGAGGATCCTTTTCGGCATTTTCCAAATCTTCCTCAAGGCCCTTGATTTCTGCGGACAGTTTTTCTTTTTCGGCGTTGTGGGCATCCTGTTCCTCGGTAAATTTGTTCATGGCGTCCTCAACAGCCTGCTGCTCCTCATCGGTGGTAGCTTCGCCGATTGCTTTTTCGATTTCAGCGGAGCGTGTTGCAAATTCTGCGTCTTTAGCTACCAGTGCCTCAAAAGCTGCTCTTTTCAGTTCCAGCTTTTTGGCAATCATAATGGATTTCAGTGCCATGTCAGCACTCCTTTCTTAGCTTTTTGAGGGCTTCGGCCCTCCATTGGTCGAGCTTGCGCTCGTTGATCTTTTCAAGGTCTTTTTTCCGAGCCTCTACCATGGTGTCCTCGTAGGCCGGGAAGGTAACGACCGATACCTCATACAGTTTGACTTTGCGAATAGTCCACACGGTTGTGCCATCTGGCCGGATTTCGGTTTCCTCGTCAAGGATGTCAAAGCCGAAAGAACATTGGGAAACATCCCCACGCTTTACACGCTCATAGGCGTTCATGGCATCCTGATCCGCTTGATTAATGAGGATGGACCCCCAAAGGCCCAAATCGTCAACGCGGAGGGTCAGTGTACCAGCTGTTGTTCTGCCAAGCACGATTGTGGTATCATGGTTAACCAGCGCCCGAATATCATCACCGAGGGTACCATCAAAGGCTCCTCGGTCAATGCGCTCGATGGCTTTATCCCACATCCGGTATTCGCCGGTAAAGGTGGCGAAATAGCCCTCAATGTAGAGGTTTCCATCAGCAGCGCGGGTTTTGAAGTCGCCACTGCGGCTGATTGCCTGTCTTGCTCCTACCATTTACTCACCTCCTCCGTTTAGTTTTTTCTGATCGCCAAGGCGGTCCGCGGGAATGTAGTTTTCAAGGGCCAAAAGCTCATCCATCCCCTCGTGCGGAGTAAGCCTAACCCAACTGCGCCACTCGTTCCGTGTCATTGCCATGCGGTCAACCATTTCCGCGCCAGCTTTGATGGTTTCCTCCAAGGAATAGTTGTAGAGGGAACGGACATTGAAGCGGAAAAAGTAATCCGGAGATACGAGCAGCTTTCGGCTAAACTCCTGCTCCAAAATCTGTGCAATCGGCATGATACGGGAAGAAATAAAGTTGTTCCATTCGTCTCGCTTGAACTCGCCAACGCCCAAAACAAAAGGCGGCACGCCAAGAATGGTTGCCACCGTCGTTTTATCCAGTTTTACGAAGTCTGCCAGCGCAAGATCAGATAGAGTAAGGGGCCTTACCTGTTCCACCGAGAATTGCTCGGCAGGAATCAGCCAAGGTTCCCCGGCTTTATTGCTTGCAACAAAATCGCCAAGGAGCTTTGCACGCCCCTCCGGGTCAGAAAACTCGTCCGTCAGCGAATCCACCTTCACGATAAGAGACGGTTTCCATTCACTGGCCATGAAACCATTTTCTGTTTTCGCCGCTTGCTTGAGGTTATTTGCCACATCCGCCAGCGCAATGCTGTACCCAGTGCCTTGCCATGGGTAGTAATTGCTCGGATTTATGGCAAAATGCAGCACATCGTTCGGGTCATAGGGTTTCCCAGATATTTCGATGCTATAATACCGTTCCCCATTCGGTACAAATGCTACAAACGCCGCCGGAATCGGGTCAAGCCGCCGGAGCAGCCCCTTCCGGGTCTTTGGGAGCACTACAGCGTTCCCCCGGCCATCCAGCAGCATTGTTTTGATGATCCACTGGATAAAGTTTGACCGACCCATGTAGCTGTTCGGCTCGATATCAACCACACGAGACAGCCCATTTTTAACCCGGATATCTCCACTATCGGTGTTTTGCATCAGATAGATTGTCATACTTCCAATTAAAGACGCAATCCTATCAACAGCGGCACAGATTTCCGGGTTGTGCGCAAGGTCTGTATAGCCGGAACAGGTTAGGTCTTTCCAGCCGGTTCCATCACACAGGCATACAGCGCTCCGCGTTTGGGGCTTATCCCGAGAGCGGAAGCGCTCAAAAAAATTTGCTATGCTCATTTATCACCCCACCATTTCTTTCCTGCTTTAGATTTATCCAAAGCCTCCAAGTAACGCACCGTGGCGAATACGGAGGCATCGAACACATCAATTCGGTTTGTCGGTCTTACCTTGTCGTACTGGATCATGTCGTCTGTCTTTTCGACGGCCGAGACATTCCCAACACAATACTCATATGCTTCGGAATGCATATAGTACAGCGTCCCATTTTTGGCGCTCTGCTCGATATGCCGGAAACCTTCTGATTTCCTGTAAAAATACTGCGGTTGGTCGATAATGTTAAACCCAGCCGATTTCATGCCAATGAAATACTCTCGGCAGAATTTACGGTCATGCCCCACCTGTCGTATTCGGAAACCGCGCTTTCGCATTGTAACAAACCAGTTGACAACATCGGCGTGGTTTACGGTTGGACTGTTGCACATGGTCAAAAGTCCATCATCGGCCCAGCCGAAAAGCGGTATACCATCCTCGTCGGCCTTAACATGAGCCTGCACCACAGGGAACCAAGCGTGACTGATGATGATATCCACGCCTTTGTAATTTCCAAAAAGCGCAGCCGCCGTTAGGTCGTGCATTTTTGAGAGGTCTGCACCACCGTACCAGTCTATTGGGAGCTTGGAAAGCTCGTCCAGCGTCCAGTTGTATTTTTCATCGCTTCGCCGGAATTCGTCGAGGTTGAAATAGGACTTGATAGCCCCGGTATAGACATTGAGAGACTTTGCGAAGAAATCTTTCCGCTGCTGCGGGTCATTCTGCGCCTGCAAGCTATCGTTTAGAATTTCCTCCGGCCGGATGGAAACGCCATAGGCCGGATTGGCCATCTCATGTACCAGGGGATTTGTATAGTCGATATTTCCCTCCTCATCCGGATTGGCGCAGCACATAAAGATAAAATATTGTTCGTCCTTGATGGTGCCATCCAGCACCTTTCGGCAGTATTGCAGCCGCTGCCCAAGGAAGCCCTGTTCGTTATCGCCAGCCGTGGAAATACCTATCAGCAGCTTGTTGGTGTAGGCTTTCATGGCTTCCTTAAAAAGGTTGTACTGCTTAGGCTTGGTAAAAGCGTGGATTTCATCGCAGATTGCAATATTGCAGTTAAGAGAATCCTGCGCATCCGGGTTTGCAGCCAGAGCGCGGATAAAAAACGAGCCGTCTGGAAGCTCTGCCTCCATTGAGTGCTCGTTGTTGTTGTCAATGATCTTTACACCGCCGCCATGCTTCTCGTCCTCGCCCATAAGCCGGATGTTATAATCCAGAAAATTAAAGCTTTCAAGGGACTGCATCAGAGCCGCGGCCGATATGTAGGTTTTGGAACCGCTGCGCCGGTACCACAGGGACAGCGCCCATGCGAGGGAAGCGGCAAAACTGGTTTTGATGTTCTTTCGAGGGATAAAAATAAGGGCTTCATGAAACCGCACCACATCGGTGCCTTTCAACTTAAACCCAAGAAGATTGTATATGATGAATTTGTGAAACGGCTCCAACAGGAACGGCTTTCCCCGGAGCGGTGTACCGTCCAGCTTTTCCCCCTGCTGGTGGCAGAGGGTCTTTTCGATGATTTGAATACAGAACTCCGGCCCTTTCGGCGCGAAATCGTACTCGTCATTATCGAGGTCAGCAAAGAAACGGTCAACAGCCTGCCGCAATTCCTTGCAAGCGGCCTTTCTCCCGTCTCTGATGCTTTCGGCATACTCAAGGACTACGGGCCAGTTCTTACCCTTAATCTGTCTCAAGGCTGGCAAGAGCAGCGGCAAGGCCGCCCTTTTCCTCCTTTTCCTTCACTCCGCCGGTCATTTTGCGGAAACTCGATGGAGTAAGCCCCAATTCGCGCCAGTATGCCAGTGCGCTCTTGTTGAGGTCGTCCCACAGAATCAACAGAGGGTTTTTTACCATGTTTGTGGCGTTCCCTTTGTTGGTATATTCGATGACGGACTTACCGCCGGACTTTTTGAACTCGGCCTTGGTCTTATCCCGCTGTTCCAGTATCTCTGCAAGCGTTTCTACCGCAGATTGATAAGATGGGTCGGCCGTACCGAGTTTTTCCATCTGTTTTTCGATAGTTTCAACCCATTTTTCCTTTGTCATGGCTTCCCCTTTCTCAAAAATATACCGTAGAGTTGGAAAAAGTTCCCCCCGCCGGTCCCCATAGACAGGCGGAAGGCGCAACGGATAGGGGGGGGTATCAGTAACGGCCCCTTGCTGCTGTTGCTTTTTCCGGGTGCTGCTTGTTATGGCAGCCCTCACACAGGCTTACTAAATTTTTATCTTCGTAAGCCAACTCCGGGTACTCATCTGCGTGTTTGATATGATGCACCGTTGTAGCCTGTACCGCCTTTCCGTACCTCTTGCAGTGCTGGCACATATATCCGTCGCGCTTTAATATTTGCAGGCGCTTTCTTCTCCAATTGGGAGAATTGTAATCAAACGGAACCATCGCCAAGGTTCCTAACTATTTCCCATTCCCTATCCGATAGCGTCCATCGTTCTGCTGCCCCTTCTGCTGCTGCTCTTTCTGCTGCTGCTGCTCTTTCTGCTGCTGCTCGTTCCGAAAGTAAAAGACCGTCACCGAATATTTTTTTTCCCTTTTCTTTCTGCTCGTCTAGCGCTGATATTTTTACACAATCGCATTTTCGCAGCTTGTAGTCTACCCCACGGCTTGCGTATGTGTTTGCCATCGCTGCCGTCAAAACATAATCCGGGTATTTGTTCTTTTGCAAAACTCTCTTTTTTTCTTTTAGGTGCGTTTCATTGGCAACTTTTATAGCAGCCGATAGGTCTGGCGCGGTTCTTAATACGAGGTCAGGATCGTCGAGATTTGTTACATATGCTGTTCCCACTGTTGCGCCATTTGCATAGGTTATTGTTGATCCGGTCATAATGTGGCACACTTCCATTACCGATTTTTTCCCGGACAAGCATGTAAGCGCCGGAGCAAAAAGAAAGAATGGAATACCTTTATCAAGATAAAATATACATATCTTTGCCAAAATAGAAAACGGCGGGTTATCTACAACAACCGCACCGTTTGAATAGTCGAAGCTCTGATAATCTCCTCCCGGATAAAATGGGCGGACGATCTTATCCTTGTCCACCCCGTACTCTTTGCAAACCCAGTCTCTTACTGCATCATATACCAACGGAGGCGTAAAACAATCGTCAGTTGTCGTTTTTGGAGCAAACTTATCTATAAACTCCAAATACTCTTTGCTATCTGCTTTTTGTAAATCCATGTGCCCTCCTTTTATCATTACCCGCCCTATCCCTCCCGGTGTCTACTATGCCGGGCTACCAATTATTGTTACCACACCGTGGTTATCCGCTTAGTGCCTGTCTTGTTCCCGCACAGCAGGAGCGTCTGCGGCTGCTCATGGTCGCTCTCGCTGCTTGGCAATAGCATCTTCCGGGTTGCGTAGCCCCCGTACTGCTGCCATGCGGTACAGCTAACCACTACCAGCTGCTTGGTACGGATAACATTGTTGTTACTGTCCACCACGATCTTTTTGGGCTTACTGATGGTGCCTTTGTGGGTATGGCCAACAATCAGAGCGTCAATGCCCTCTATGGTGTAGCCGAAGCGCTCATTGCGGTTGACCGTTGCACCGGTGTAAATGCCGCCGCCGGAGCCATGGGTAACAGCCATCGTATAGCTGGTGATAGGGATATCTCTTGTTACCCTGCGCCCAATCTCCAGTTTGAGGAATGCTATGTCCTCGGCGTAGTAGTCCTCCATGTCCAGCTTGCACATGATATCTCCCATAATGTCTTGGTCGGTGTCCCTGGCTGTCCTCGCTTCGTGGTTACCGGATACCGCGCAGAGTATCTTATCCTTGATGGGCGTTAACATTTCCACCATCATCTTTTTCTGCTCCCGCGGGCGGATATAATCCTCAAAGGGGCTTCCCACCGCGTTCCGGGTATTGTTGTTGATGAGATCGCCGCCAAGGATGAGATAAGCGTCCTCCCGCTCTACCCGGCGGCAGAATGCTTGCCAGCCCTCTTTATCATGTAGGATGCTGCCCAAATGCACATCAGATACCGGATATACCTTGATGGTGTCGCTCTGCGGGATTTTGCGGACTATTAAATCCATAGGTATCCCCTCCTTTATGGCATAAAGAAAGAGAGCGCCTTTCGGTACTCTCTGGCTGCTTTTTGTAAGGCAGACTATTGCGAACTTGCGGCCTGCCAGCGCGGCACCTTTTTTACGAAGGTCATGTATCTTCGGCCGATGGAATAACGGGGCATCGGCGACCCCGTAAAAAGGAGGTAAAACATGAAGGTGGAGCGCCCGGGGGATTAGGGGCCCGGCTCCCCACCAGGAGGAATGTCAATGGAATTTTGTGTTTTACCACGATATAAGTATACACTATGTTAGGCGTTATTTTGTCCCGAATTTGTCCCAAGTTTTACAGCTCGGTCACACCGTATCGGCAAATAGTGTATCTCTTGATGGCCTCGTCCATCCTGCGGTACAGCTCCGACCTGCTGATGTGCAGCTCGTCACATAATCTATCGATGGCATTGTACTCACGCCGCATGACGGCCACCTCAAGTATCCTGCGCTGCTGGTCGGTCAGGATAGACAGTCCACGGTCCATCTGCCGCACTTGCCACTTAACCAGCTCATGGTTGACGGCGAGGTTGTCCCTATTGCAGATGGCGTTGATGATGCGTTCCTCGGCAGTCGAGCTGCCGCCCTGTACAGGTGTGGCATCCATTTTTGGTGACCTGATGCCCTCCATTCTGGCGGTCAGCGTATCGATCTCGTCCTGCAGACTGTCTATGGCAAGCAGCTTTTCGTAATACCTGCCAAGCTCCCACTTACAGATCTTCTTGTAGTCTATCATGTGGTTCCTCCTTTCACTTGTCCGACCCGATTTCTCAACCGCCGAACCTTATAGGCCCGCTTCTCCGCCACCGCGTCTTCAATTTTGAATTCGATTGCCATCTGATCGATCATGATACCAACATCAGCGATTTCCTCGGCAATGCTAACAAGTGTGTCACCATCAATGCGACCGCGTAGGAACTTGCACAGCACATTCTGAAGCTCCGCCATTTCCTCAAAAACCATCGTGATTTGCGCCTGCGTACCATAGCAGGAAAGTGCTTCCTGGAATGTTTTTCGCTCTGCATTAGTCATCTTGTTTCGCCTCCAATGCTTTCTCCGCCTCCTCGCGGGTCAGGAATACGGTCTTGCCAAATCCGTTTAGCGATACGCCATACTCCCGCCCTCTGGCACCTATTGGCTCAAGGCCAATAAAGCCGATTTTATTGCCCATACCAATCTGCTTGACCTCGCACTCGCTTATATGCGTATCCGTGTCCAGCAAGGCGAACACCCTCTGGCCCATTTTGCACGGCAGCACCACCAGCCGCCCGTCCTTGTCAGCCTCGGTCAGCTCTTTCATCCTATCCACATCGACGCCGTCAAACAGCGCCGCAATGATAGCCATATCCATGCGCATCGAAGTTACATCGGATGGCATCATGTGCGTGTCCTCGTAGGCAGCGAGACGCAGAAACCGCTCCTCTGGGATATTCCGCGGATACCCGTTTGCAAGGCGGCGCTCGTACTCTTTTCGTTGCGCGTCGGCTTCGCGTTTGTTTGTCAGTCGTTCCATCACTCTACCTCCCGTTTCAGTTCGTCATACAGCTCTCTGAACCGCTTGTTCCACTTCCTTAACACGAAGAAACAGTACACGCCCAACACGATCCACAGCCCGCTGGCGATGTTTTGCAACAAATTTTCCATCACTCTACCTCCTAACATCCAGTCCCAACGCCATAATCGGGATTATTGGTATTCTTTGCGATTTCGTCTGCGGTCAGCGTATGATTGCTTGCAGTATATGTAACAGGCCCTTTGCACCTGTTCTGACACGCCAAGCACTCACAACAGTTACAGTTACTTGTTGTATTCTGACGGAATTCACAAAGATGATTGAAACAGTCCATCATTCTACCTCATGCATCCAGAACTTGTAGAGACAGTCAGCGCACGACCGATTTGTACAATCCGCGTTTCCATTCCGGTAATTAGCGGAAATGCGTTTGGGGCATATCGCCAAGCACCCGTTTACGAGTTCCGCCTCCGGCCAGTGCTCCAAAAACACATCTTGCTGTGTCTTTCGCGGATGTGCAGCAGACCAGTCCTCGACCATAGCAACTTGCTCTTTGGCGTCCAGCGTTGACGCACTACTAACCACACAGCGCGACTCATTATAAGCAGGACATCCTATACATCCAGCACCAAAACTCTCGCACATTCTGTTGCGTTCCTCAATAAACTTCACAGCATCCATGTTATCCCTCCTTTACCGACAAAGTGTCGTTTTTAACCACGCCTTTGTTTTCGTCCATTTCCTCGTACCGGCACACGCCAGGATGGTTTACTACGGGGCAAAAATCTGCAACCGCCGGGCAATCGCCGTTTACACAGATTTCATCTTGCAGCCACTTGCACATCATCCCACCTCCAGTGCCATCAGCAAATCCTTGTAGTCCAGCAGCAGCGCCCATATCTGCTCCGCATCGTCATAGTCGAGGGTGACTGCACCCTCTGCGTCAACCAACGCAACCAGCCTTTCTATATCCCGGATTACTTCGTAGTAGTCCTTTACGGTCATTGGCTCACCCTCCAAAATTCTCAAGATAATATTGCTTGCCGTCCTGCCAGCCTTTGTAGTAGGCTGCCTGCTTCAGGCGTTCCTGTTCCTCTGCGGTGATCTCCGCCTGGGCCACTTCATCCACATGATTCCACCTTTCGGCCGAAATAGCCGATAGAACCATTATGCAGAAAGCAGCTAAGATTATCGTAACTGCCGCTGCCGTCCAGTTCCTCATAACGAATCCCTCCTAAATCCGAAGAATGTCTTTATTTGCGGCAGTGTCTCCAGCCTGTGGCCATCTACCGTTACTAAGGCGGCGTAGCCCCGGCCTATCCAGCCATCGTGCCAAATCTCCCGGGCCTCGTAGTAGTCCACGCTCTCCCGGCGCTCTGTTGTTTTGCCGCAAACCCTTATCTCAATGTCGATTTTCCCATCCCGGCGCTTTATCCAATTCTTTGGACGCTTATACTTACCGGATGCCGCCGCATCCTTGTAGCATTGCTTGGAGCAGTACTTTTGTCCCGGCTGGCCGAAATAGTCCTTCCCGCAGTATTCGCATTTCTTCGGCTCAGCTTTTTTCATACTGCTTTTGCGGGCCCGGATGCTGTCCATGGCCTTTTGGCACTCCTTGCAATACAGCTGTCTGGTGTTGGTGCTGCCTATCGGCCCTCCGCATCTCTTACAGGGCCGGTTTGGGTCTCTCTTGATTCCATAGCGATACAAGATCGAGGCCACAGAGCCGTAATCAAGATCGAGAATTAAGGCAATCTCCCTGTTGGTCTTGCCCTCCCGCACCAGCTGCTCCAGAAGCTCCGGGTCGTTTGAATTAGAACAGCCGATTTTGGCGTTAGGAGACGCTTTACCGTATGACATCATAACTCACCACCTTTTCCTGCTCTGCCGTCTCTGCGCGCATTTTTATGGCTTTGGTGATAGCGTTCCAGCGCTTGATGAATTCCTCTGCGCTTTGTCCCTCAAAAAGCGGCTTCTCCCGCTCTATTTCCGTTCCGTGTTTACCCATTGTGTTACCTCCTCTATGTCAATTTCAGTTCTCGGATTTTTGGGGTCATATCCACCCCTTAGCCGCAGCTCGACATGGTCAAAGCTATCATCGGCGATTACTCCCCGGTGTACCAGCCCGTCCATCAGCATCTTGCCGTTGTAGTTGTCGGGGTCGTGCCTGTGCCGGGTGGGGAAGTAGTAGGTGATTGTCACCACCGCCTTGCCAATTGGTTCGCACTTGGGGCAATATGCAACAAACAGCTGCAGCCAGCGCTGCTTTTCCGCTCGGTAGTCCCAGGCATTTGCCCGACCAGCGTACTTGTTCAGCGATGGTGGGATTTCTGGGATAGTGATTTTCACGCGTCCTCCTCAAATCCCGGCAGGACGGTTTGCCCTGGAAGTATGCCGTCCTCCATCCACCAGTGGAAAACATCAACGCCTGTATCGCCCATTCTGGTAAAGCCTTTCATCATGTCCCGCCGCTTCCTTTCCTCGATCATTCTATCGAATGCTGCTATGTAGGCTTTTTTGTAGGTTGGGTATCTCGCAAACTCCATGTATCTTTTCTTCCCGGCCATAGAGCACCCAATACATCCGACTCTATGCCAACCCTCCGCATAAAGCGGGCAAAGATTCACCTTTTCCGCTTTGCAGAAATCAAGAACATCTTCGGTTGTCCAGTCGATGATGGGATTTGCCACCCGCTTGCCCGCCATTTGGCAACTTTCAAATAACCGGCGATCCTCGTCATTGTCGTTGGAGAGGATAAGGCTGCTTTCCTTTCGGCGTGCTATAACCTCCAAGCTGCCCCTGTTTTTCTTCCGAGCAGCACTTTCTGCCCACCGGACACCAGTGATTATAAAGCGGTCTTTTCCACCACCCTCTTTCAGCTCCGAACAGCAGTAGCGCATCAGTCTGGTTGGCGGCATCAACTTACGGGGGATAAGGTTCCACATGGTAACCCTTTTCCCATCAGATTGCACATGGTAGTCAATGTCGCATTTGATACCGGAAAGTTCCAGCTCCCGAAATTTGTCGCGGACATGGTAAACAGTTTCAGGGGCGTCGGCAGTCGTATGGTTGTGGAGCACCTCAAACGGGATTTTAGCAATCTGCGCCAACTTCAGCACCGTGTCGCTATCCTTCCCTCCGCTGTATGTAACAACAAGCGGTTTTTCGTATAACATCTGCGACATTTCTGCCGCTTCCTGTAATCGCCTTACGGCGATATCTACTTTGTCACTCATGCGTTCTCCTCCATCATTCGCTCCGCCAGCGCTATGTCATAGCTGGGCAGCTGCTTTACCTCGGCCATATCGGCCAGCTTTGCCCGGATATCCGCAGGCAGGGCTTGCATTTTGCGCTCGCTCTCCTGCCTTGCCCGGTAGCTGCGCATAAAGTTGGACTGCACCACGCTCTGCACTGTCCCGGTGTCCATGCTGGCCCATTCCCGCAGTTGGGAGGGGTGTCCTACCAACTGTTGTAGGTTCTCCGGCAGGGCTGCAAACTCTTTCTCGCTGTTGTAGCCGCTGTTCCGCAGGGCCTTTGCAATCAGCGCCCATGCTTCCCCCTCGGAGAGTTCCGCCGGTCTGCTGATCTCACCAATAGCGGCTATGATAGCCCCAATGTGTGGAGGGAACCCCTTGCGATCACTGGCAATGTGGGACTTAACTGCCGCTGCCACAAGGTTAGCCGGGTAGTCTGCCAGCATCTCCGCCCACAGATTTACCACCGCTTCGGCATCCTGCCGCTTCATGTCTCGGTAGTACGCTGGATAAGCGGCCTTGAGGATGGACATAACAGCCAATGTTTCAGTACGGTTCATGTTGTCCCTCCTCCTGCAGCATCTGCAAAAATACATTGTCTGTCCCACCAGCAGACTTGTCGCCTTTCAACGGGTAAACATCCTGCCAGCAGCGCTTAACGCTCTGATCGAGAATAAGTCCCTTGGTGTGGTTGTCCCCCGGTGCCAGCCGTTCCAGCTCATTCAGGATCATCTTTGCGGCACGATCAGTGAGGGGCTTTTTGATTTTCTTGCGCATCTCACAAAAGCCGTTCCAGTTCTCCATCAAGGATTCCGGGACATCCACACGCCCCCTTGGGGGGGTAGGGGGGGTATTATTCCCGGAGGGAATATTTTCTTTGTCTTTGTCTTTGTCTTTGTCTTGGCTTTTTTGGGTTTTTGAAAAACCCGCTGGGTTTTTTGGGTTACCTTGGGTTTTCTTCGGCCTACCGCCCTTGGAACCGTTTTCCCTGCTTGTTTTGGCTCTTCCTTCGCATTCAGCAGCCATCCGGTCTATTTGCAACTTTGCTACCGGCCATATAAAACGCTCGTTTCCCCGGAAATCGGGGGCTGCGCCCGTCTCTGCATATTTCAGCATAGCCGTGAACAGCCGCCCTCTCTCCGCATCTCCGAGTTCCTCCATGGCATCTGCAAAGTCTGTAAAGACTTTAAGGTACTTCATGGGTTGTCCTCCTGTCGCTTTTTACTGGGAAGCGTAACCCTTAATTAAAAGGGAGATCGTTCTCACCAGAGACTTCTTCAAAACCGCCCTGCTCGCTCTCTGCGGGCTTTTCCTCTGCCTTGCCGGTAGATTTGCTGCCGCCAAAAAGAGCTTCCTCTGCGATAACCTCTGTGGCTGTGCGCTTGTTGCCGTTCTTGTCCTCGTAGGTGCGAACTTCGATGCGCCCCACAATGGTAATGAGGTCGCCCTTGCCGAACCACTGGTTCACGAATTCGGCTGTCTTGTTCCATGCCACGATGGGGATGAAGTCGGTCTTCTCCCGGTCACGGCTTCGGTCTACGGCGATGGTAAAGCCGCATACGCTCTTGCCGTTCTGGGTTTGTTTCAGTTCGGGGGCCTTGGTCAGCCGCCCATTAAGTATCGCTTTGTTCAGCATTCTGTCTCCTCCAAATAGTTCGTGTAGAATTCCTCCCGGAACATCGGGATAGTGAAATCGTAGTTGTCGATACAGGCTTGCTCGCCCAGCCGGTGCAGCCAATCCATCACCTCGGCACAGCCATGTGCATGTGTCAGGTGGCACGGCGTGTGGCACAGTGAGACCCAAAGGCCCATGCGCTTGCTTTTGCTCCGCATGGCGTTGCCGAAGATTTCATGCCGGTCGAGCTTTACGCCGGAGCGCTGGCACAAAAAGCACTTGGATGTGTCGGCCTGTACGATGCTCGGAGCGTATCCGTTTCGGTCAAGCTCTGCGCCCCATTCGTTTGTCATTTGCCCCATTCCTCCTTCAGCAAGGCCAGCTCGGCCGGTGTGGCGGTGTCTATGCCTTGTTCTTTACAATCCTCTACGACAAGGTCAATCAGCCGGGACATTTGTTTCGTATCATAGCAGCTTGACCCGTAGTAGAGGATTACATTGGTGCAGCCGGGCAACTTACTCGGGAAAGCGTCCGTCAGCCAGCCAAGGCCATGCTTGCACCATGCTGCCTGCATTGTTTCTGCCGCTTCGGATTTGATACAAACTACATCGCTTACACCGATCTCTCGGATATAGTGCCGGTAAATTTCCTCTCTCGGTTTTCCGAGGGCTTCCGATAGTTTTCCAATCAAAAGCCACGCCATGGCATTGGCGTCAAGGGAGCGCCGGTTCCTTTCCTCTACCAGCTCGGCAGCATATGTCTTGCCAGTTTCCATGCTGTCCATGAAGCCTTGGGCGGCTGCGGCATCTTTGGTATAAAGGGTGATGCCGTAGCCGTTCCGGTCTCTTGTCCAGTCGGCAGAATCAAACCGGAGCCTTGTTTTCATTCTTCTCGGCCTCCTTTTCGGCGGCAAAGGCTTTCTTCTGGCAGTTCGGGCACAGCTTGCGGCCGAACCGCTGGATGCTGTAGGCGGCGATCTCGCTTACCGGCCAATACTCACCGTTGCGCTTGTTGATACCGGTGATCTGCTGCCCGCAGTCGATGCAATACTCGGTAGGCTCCGGTTCTCTTTCTGCACCCTCCGGCAAGTCCTCGCCAGCGTAGATATACAGGCCAAGGCCATGACGGGCACAGGCTTTTGTAAGGGAACGCTGGATTGCCTTATTGGCATCGAATGAGGTAACATCACTGGCTGGGATTGAGCGGTTGCGGTTATCCATGACCGGCAGATACTCGATGTGCTCAATGCCGTTGACGGTTACGCCAGTCTTAACCCAGCAGGTCTTACCGTCTGTGTGGTAAAACAGGCCGTTAGCATCCTCGTATATGGTATAGGTGGCATCCGGGTGCAGCTTCTTGATTTCTCCCCAGGCCCATGCCCAGGAAAGGTATGTAAGGCCATTCTTCTTCTCTGTCTTGTCAGAGCAGTTGATGCTGTTCAATTCTCGAAAGTAGTTCTCCATAGCTCCTCCTTAATATCTGTCTGGTGCTTCATCAAAGTACCTGTCAGCATCCGCATCGCTGGCGTCAAAACGCTTAACACAGTTTTCGCAGCCAATGACCATGCCGTCCTTAATGTAAATGGTCTCGTTGATCTCGCAGCCGCACTCCGGGCAGATGTGCGGCTTATCATCGTAGTTATCCACCCAACTCGGGATGGGCCTATCCGGGATATCGTATGGGTTCATGCTTCCACGACCTCCCCATTTTCCAGTTTGTAAAAGACCTCTGGTTTTATGGCCGCACCATCTACATTTACAGCTCGCACCTCTTTAATTGGGTAAGTATCACCGTTCCAGTCACCCCTCTCGGTTAGGACGAGCCAGCATCCAATGGCGCCGGATGCCTTACTATCAACTCCGGTGACGATTGCAATAGACCCCTTTCCATCAACGGTTGCTGCGCTCCAGTTGCCGGTGTTGGTTGCTGCGCTACGGTCGCCGGTGTTGGTGGCTGCGCTCCAGTTGCCGGTGTTGGTGGCTGCGCTATAGTCGCCGGTGTTGGTGGCTGCGCTACGG